TGCTGTAAATCGAACATCACTAAAGAGGGTGACTCTCAGTACATTCTAAAAATCATGATAAATTATGTTTCTGATGAAAATTTTTTGCTTTATGCTGCTCAACACTATGAAAACGCGGTGTGTACGACAGAATTAGAATTTTATGATGATTTGAGTCGCATAAAGTTTATATTGAAGATGTTTAGAAGATATGAAAAAGACGGCATAATAAACGAAAGATTAATTTTGAATCATATTTTGTTATTGTATAATGTGTTTGATCGTGAAGCTATAACCAAGATGTTAGTTTTGAAATTACGTGATTATTTACATTTGTTGAAGCCATTTTTAGTGTTACTGAATTTTTGGCCTGAGAAAATAATAAACGTGGGCGCGCCGAATATGAGTGTAATAGGAACAGATATACCGATGAACTCCGACATAGTAGCTTTACTGAGGAAAATATAATGGCTGCTGCAATTGTAGATATTTTCTTAGTATATCAATTCCTAAAAAGATTAGTGACTCCCTTTGACAAAACGGACGCTTATAAGTTAGGTCTGATTGACGCTGACGGAAAATCCCTTCGTAAAGCTAAGACTTCAGAAGAAAAACAAGCAGTGGGATACTTCGATAGATTGGTTTTCAATCTAAAGAGACTTCTAGCTTTAGTTCCTGGCGGTAAGACAGTTCTAGGTTCTTATATTGCTGCGCTCCTTCTTCTTAGAGAACAAGATGAGAAACTAAACAGCGATAACACTTATTTGAACGAAGAATTCAAAAAGCAGATGAATAAAGTTAATATGAAAGAATTTGAAAAATTTAGAGAAGTGTATGAATCCATCACGAATGAAGACGCTCCAGCAAATGCAACTGGGGCAGCAGTAGTTGGAACAGGTGATGATCCAGTTCATTGGATTCATCGTGGTCGTAAAAGAATGCAAATCGGAGAACGTGGTAATAAAAAACATCATGGGGTTTCTATTAATGGCGTAGAGTATCTTCGTAGAAAAAATATCAAAGCACAATATAACCAGTGGAAGCCTGTGGTTCAGAAAAAAACTTTTTATAAATCAATAAATAAATATGTTTTACCCTATAAGAGTTCTTCATCTAAAGGTGGTGATGATGGTAATGGAAATGGGGAATAAAAATGATTTTTGCACCAATATTGATTAGATTTCTTCCTTACATTATAGCAGCAACAGTTATTCTTGGTGGATACGCCTACATACAGTATCAAAATGCTCAACTTGAAGTTGCTCGCAGTAATATTGTAAAATTAGAAGACATAACTAAATCCCAAGATATTGCTCTAAAACAAAAAGATGCCGATATAGAGCGCATTAGAGCGTTGAGTGTTGAAATTTCAAAGAAGTGGTCAGTTGCTAATCAGGAAACAGTAAATCTAAAGAAAAAACTTACAGAGACAAAACTTGGGGCACCTAGAGATTTGCGTAAGCTGTTGTCAACAGATACTAACATTATGGAAGATAGAATTAATCGTGGCACTAGATTTGCTCTAAGATGCAATGAAATTTTGTCTGGTTCGCCCGTATTGGAAACGGATAAAGATAATAACATATGCCCCAGTCTTATTATAAAGGGGGCGAAGAAATGAAAAAATATCTATTATCTTTGTGTTTATTGCTAACTATAACTGGCTGTTCAGCTGAAAGAATAATCCAAACTCCAGTTATAAATAACAGACCAGTTCCGATATTTGTTGAACCACAACCTATAGATCAGATGCCGGTAGAATGGACGGTTATTACTGAAAATAATATACAGAATAAATTGGACGAGTCTAAGAAGAATGAAACCAGTTTTGTTTATGTAGCATTGACACCAGAAGGCTATACTAATTTGAGTATAAACGTAGCTGAAATGCGCAGATATATTTCACAATTGAAGGCTATGATCTCCGCATATAAAGATTATATGGAATCATCTAAATAAAAGAAGGCGTATAATGGCTATAGGCTCAGAAGGACATATTAATTCTAAAATTGAAATCTTAAAGCGTGATATTGAAAGATTGCATCATCTATCAGAAAAATTTGATGAAACAATTGACAGATTTACAGAATTAGTGGGTAATATAAACAAAATATTAGCTGTTCAAGAAACTAGAATAGATCACAATGATAAGATGTTTGATCTAATATCTGGTTATATACAAAATCTTGAAATTAAAATAATCCAACTAGAAACAAAAATAGAGTCTGTGGTCAGGTGGAAATATATGATGATGGGCGTAGCCGGCGTCGTGGGTTTTATTTTATCTAAGACTTCGTTTTTAGATAACTTTTTGAGCATGGTGTTTTAGTAGTTGACAATACGCACTTAAAGATTTAAACTTATATTATGAGTTTGTGGATAGATAAAAAATATGTAGGTATCGTAGGCATACGACTTGATCGCTTCAAAAAGAAAGGCGATAAGTTGTGGAATTTTAGGTGCCCATATTGTGGGGACTCTAAACGCGATAAGAGTAAAGCTAGAGGATTTTTGCTTGTAAACAAAGATTCTGTGTTCTACAAGTGTCATAATTGTTCTCATTCTACAAACTTATATAAATTTCTGCAACATCTGGATGTATCCCTTGCAAACTCATATAAATTAGAGAAATTTGCAAAGAATTCAACTGATACAGTAATTTTCAAGAATGAATCTAAACCAGAATCCATTGAAAATAAAACTAGAAGTTCACTCATAGACATTGGATTAATCCCTCTGAATGAAATGAGTGAAAATTCTACTGCTATAAGCTATGTAAAAAGTAGAAAGATATCAGAAGATAGATACGAAGATTTATATTATGCTCGTGATATGCGCGTACTTGCTAAATTGAATCCAGAATATGAGGGCCGTATATTTCAAGAAGAAAGGCTTGTTATTCCATTTTATGATAAGGTGGGAAATCTTTCTGGGGTAACTGGTCGAGCTTTAGGTAATAGCAATCGTAGATATATTGCTATTCGTCTTACAGAATATCCTATGATTTATGGATTGAAGTATGTTGATCCCACGAAAGCTGTTTATATACTTGAGGGTGCATTTGATAGTATGTTTGTAGAAAACGGAATAGCAGTTGGCGGTTCAGATATGACACGCGCTTTAAATATGTTTTCTAAAAGTCAAGTTGTTCTTGTTTATGACAATGAACCAAGAAATAAAGAAATTGTCAAAAACATGGAGCGTATGATATACTATGGTTATAAAATTGTCATTTATCCGAAAGCGTGGATTTATAAAGATATAAATGAATCTATAATGAATGGTATTTCAAAAAAAGAAGTTATGAATATACTATATACGAATACACATCAGGATCTTTCCCTAAAACTTGCCATCAGAGATTGGAAAAAATGCTAGTCCGCTTGATTAGTTATACACAACCTGCTGAATATATTAAAAATACTAATTCTGTCGAAAATATAACAGAGTTGGTTGCCTTCTGTGCGAGAGTTTCGAATCCAGCTAATCAAAACAATAAAGAAAAAAGTGAAAAACTTATCAAATATCTTATTAAGCATCAACACTGGTCGCCCCTAGAGATGGCCAGTGCATGTCTTGAAATTGAGACAACACGAGACATTGCGCGGCAGATACTACGCCATCGTTCATTTAGCTTTCAGGAATTTAGTACACGGTATGCAGACCCCACTAAAGATTCATCTCATGAGACAAAAGAAGCGCGATTACAAGACTCTAAGAATAGACAGAATAGCATACCTTTAGATTTTGATGTAGAAGAACATCGTCGTTTGAATGAACTATTTCTCATAAAACAGCATATTCTGTGGGATCATGCACAAGAAATATACAAATGGGCAATCGACAATGGCATTGCCAAAGAGCAAGCCCGTTCTGTACTACCAGAGGGTATGACTATATCTCGTTTATACATGCACGGAACATTACGCAGTTGGATTCATTATTGCGATGTTAGAATGGGCCCAAGTACGCAAAGAGAACACAAGGAAATAGCAACAGCGTGTCTAAATGAGATTGCTAAAATCCTTCCAATGATTAGAAATATAAAGGAAGAAAAATAAGAATGTCAAACTATTTACCCACTCTCATGCAACAATACATTCACCTTTCACGATATGCTCGCTGGTTAAATGATCAAAATCGTCGTGAAACGTGGAATGAAACTGTTGATAGATACTTGTCATTTTTTAATGATCATCTTGCTAACAAGAATAATTTCACTATGTCTAAGGAACTGCGGGCAGAATTAGAAGAATCTATTCTTTCTTTGAAAGTCATGCCGTCAATGCGGTGTATGATGACAGCGGGTGAAGCATTGAGCCGTGATAATATTGCTGGATACAATTGTTCATACGTTGCTGTAGATAATCCCCGGTCATTTGATGAAATTATGTTCATACTACTCTGTGGCACCGGAGTTGGATTTTCAGTTGAAAGCAAATATGTCGAGCAACTACCTGTTGTCTCAGAGTCATTTTATCCAACAGACACTACAATTATTGTAGCAGATAGTAAACTAGGATGGGCAAAGGCACTAAAGGAATTAATCCATTTGCTTTATGCCGGTCAAATTCCACAATGGGACATAAGCAAAATTAGGGCCGCTGAGGCACCACTAAAAACATTTGGTGGGCGAGCGTCTGGCCCTGAACCATTGGTGTCTTTGTTTGAATTCATTGTGCGAACGATTAAAAATGCATCAGGTCGTAAATTGACGCCGCTAGAATGCCACGATGTGGTTTGTAAAATCGCTGAAATTGTGGTTGTGGGTGGTGTTCGTAGATCAGCGTTGATCTCTCTTTCCGACATTAATGATAGTGTCATGCGTGATGCTAAATCTGGTCAATGGTGGACAACAAATCCTCAAAGAACACTAGCAAACAATTCATATGTTGCTCGCGATAAGAAAATGGATATGGCAACGTTCATGAATGAGTGGCAATCATTGTATCTTTCTAAATCGGGTGAGCGTGGTATTTTTTCACGCTATGCTTCAAAAATACAGGCTGAAAAAAATGGTAGACGCGATAGTAATTATGAATTTGGAACAAACCCATGCAGTGAAATCATTTTGCGCAGCCGTGAGTTTTGTAATTTAACCGAAGCGATTATTCGTGAACAAGATACACTTGAAACTCTTTCTGAAAAAGTTCGGATTGCAACTATTCTTGGGACTATGCAATCAACACTAGTAGATTTCCGTTATATTACTAAAAAATGGGAAGAAAATTGTATAGAAGAAAGACTTCTAGGCGTATCTCTGACTGGAATCATGGATAACATATTAACAAATGGAAAAAAAGGTAAAGAAGCGACCGCTAAAATTTTAAATTCTCTTAGAGAAGTGGCAGTAAAAACTAATAAAGAATGGGCTAAAAAGTTTGGCATCAATGCTTCTGTGGCTATAACCTGTGTGAAACCTAGCGGTACTGTTAGCCAGTTAGTTGATTCTGCATCTGGAATTCATGCTAGACACAGCCCATACTACGTTAGGACAGTTAGAGGAGACAAAAAAGATCCTCTTGCTAAAATGATGATTGATATGGGATTCCCGGCTGAAGATGATGTTATGAATCCGAGCCACGTTTGGGTCTTTTCATTCCCAGTAAAGGCACCAGAAAAAGCAATATTCCGTAAGGATATGTCTGCTATTGAACAGTTGGAGCTTTGGAAATTATATCAAGATAATTGGTGTGAACATAAGCCATCGGTTACAATTACAGTAAAAGAAGATGAATGGATGGAAGTTGGCGCTTGGGTCTATTCTCATTTTGATAAAATGTCTGGCGTATCATTTTTGCCATACAGCGATTTTGTTTATAAACAGGCGCCTTATCAAGATTGCACAAAAGAAGAATATGAAACTTTATTGGTTAAGATGCCAAAAGACGTTGATTGGACTAAACTAAAGGAGTATGAAGTAATGGACACAACTACAGGTGCACAAACTTTGGCGTGTGTTAGTGGGGTTTGTGAAATACAATGACAGTGACATATGAAGAAATAATAATATGCCATTCATGCGAATCTGAATATACAGTAACGTATATTAAAGATAAATTAGCTGAAAATTTATCTTTTTGTTCTTGTTGCGGCGAAGAATTGCTGCCAGGAGAAGATTCCGAAGAATATATAGATGGAGCGTTCAATGAAGATGGGTGATGACAGAAATCAGCAATCCATGGCTTTTCTGCGGAAAGCCTTTCACATCAGATGATATTCAAGATTCGTATGGATTCGTATATTGTATTACGAATCTAAAAACGAATCACAAATACATTGGAAGAAAATATTTTTATTCTAAAAGAAAGCTCAAGAGAAAGGATAAACGAAGAACTACTTTATACAGTGACTGGGAAGAATATTATGGATCAAGTGAGGAATTGCTAAAAGATATTGAAAGCTATGGTAAAGAAAATTTTATGCGTCAAATATTATCAATACACAAAACTAAGGGCGATGTAAATATAAATGAGGTGAAGGAACAGTTTGCCAGAAATGTATTAGAAGATGCAAACTATATCAATCGCAACATAAATGGTAAGTGGCACCGTATTCCAAAACATATTATTGAGGGACGTAGATATTCAAAATGATGAAAAACATTTATTATGTGTACTTATATCTACGAAAAATAAAATCTAAGACGGGCGAAGCAGGAACACCCTATTATGTTGGAAAGGGTAAATATGGCCGAGCGTATAGCAAAGGTCATTCAGTCTATGTTCCCAAAGATCACGATCGGATCGTAATTATAGAGAATAATATGAGCGAGGAAGAAGCTCATGCACTAGAAATAAAGAAGATTGCAGAGTTTGGTAGAAAAGATAATGGAACCGGAATTCTTCGTAATCTTACGAATGGTGGTGAGGGATCATCTGGATCGATAGTAACAGAAAAAACCAGAGCCAAACACTCTGCTGCTCAGAAGAAATACTTTGAGAATCCAGAAGCAAGAGCCAGAAACTCTGCTGCTCAGAAGAAATACTTTGAGAATCCAGAAGCAAGAGCCAAACACTCTGCTATTCGTAATACACCAGAAGCAAGAGCCAATCTATCTGCTGCTATGAATACACCAGAAGCAAGAGCCAACAAATCTGCTGCTCAGAAGAAATACTATGAGAATCCAGAAGCAAGAGCCAAACAATCTGCTATTCGTAATACACCAGAAGCAAGAGCCAGAAACTCTGCTGCTCAGAAGAAATACTTTGAGAATCCAGAAGCAAGAGCCAGAAACTCTGCTGCTCAGAAGAAATACTTTGAGAATCCAGAAGCAAGAGCCAA